GTGTCGGCGATCGAGAACGGGATGATAAGCGTCTGCTCGCGGCGGATCGTGTCGATGAAGATCTCGGTCGGCTTGCCGGGCTGCACCGCCTTGACCACGAAGGCGCGGCCGGCGGGGGTGATGCCGTACAGGTCGACCGACACCTCCTGCGGGGTGGTGCTGGCGACGCCGAAGCGGATCTTGCCGCGGGTCGGCGTCATGGGGTTGGTGAGCGCCGCGCCGGTGTCGGCGTTGACGAGGGACTTCTTGTTCTCCTCGCCGGCGGGAGCCACGTACACGGTGCCGCCGGAGGCGATGATCGCCTTGCCGGTCGACGCATCCACAAGCTGGATGTCGAAGTATGCGGTGGACATTCGGGGGATTTCCCTTTTCGAGATCGGGGCGCTGCACGCGCACCCGGGCAAGCCCGGCCCCTACGCTTGCGCGCGGGACCGGGCCGGCGATGTGGTGGGAGCGGGTTACTGCGCCGCGGCGTGGTAGAACGACACCACCCCGAAGTCCTGCTTGGTCGGCAGGCCGCCGGAGAGGTCGGTCAGCGAGGCGAACTGGGGCTTCAACATGCCCATCATCCGGCCGACGGCCAGCGCGGGGCGGTTGTTGTAGTCCTTGTTGTCGCTCTCCTCGTACCGCATGCCGCCGATCTTCGAGAAGCCGAGCGCCTGGGCGCCGATGAGGAAGCCCTGGGCCCCCTCCACGGTGCTGCCCGAGCCCCACTTGTCCACGCCCGAGGTGAGGCCGTGGGTGTTCGGCACCTTGTTGTGCTCGTAGATCAGCACGCCATCGATGTTCGCCACCGCGTTCTTGAACAGCACGTTGTCCGGCCCACGCGCGGCCGCACGGCCGACGTTCTGCTGGTAGGTGCTGTCCTTCTTCAGGTCGCGCATGCCCTCCGGGCCGACGAGGAAGATGTAGTGGTCACGGCCGCCGCCACGGATCGGGCGCATCTTCTTGCGCTTCGCGTAGCTCTGCAGGCCGATGACCGTGTTCCACGTCACCGTGTCGGAGGAGGTCAGCGAGGCGGTCGAGGTGGCCGAACCGGCGTACTTCTTCCGGCCCGAGGAGGGCGCGGTCACGTCGGCGTTGAACGACAGGCTCGGAAGCTGCGAGGCCGAGCGGGTCGAACCGTCGAGCTTCTTGTCGTAGGTGATGCCCGCCAGGGTGAGGAACATCAGCTCGTCGGTCTTTTCCGCCAGCCAGAAGCCGAGCTTGTCGCGGCTGATGGTGCGGAAGCGCAGCACCGTCCGCTGCTCGCTCATGCGGCCCTTGTGCCGCAGCGCGTTGCGGATCTGGTCGAGGCGGATGGTGACGGCATCGTTGTAGAGGGTGTCCTCGTTGCCCTCCATTAGATTGTCGCCGACGACGCCATCGGTCTGCATGTCGTTCACGAGTTGCATGACGCACTCGGCGCCGCGCTCGCTCTCGGTCATCTCGGTGATGAGCTGGACCGGCGAGTTCATGCCGGACGAGATCATCCCGTTGCTTTCCCAGAAGCTCTCGTCGCGGCCGGCGGCGATGATCTCCGCGGACCACAGGCGCTTCTGGGCATCGGACAGCGCCGCGAAATCGGTGGCAGCCATTGGTGGTGGTTCCTTACGTGGAAACCCCCAGGAGCCGGCGGCGGTCGGCCTCGGGCAGCCGTTCGATCTCGGCATCGCTCATGGTGTCGATGCGGTCGAGAGTGATCGGGCCCGTGGCTTGGCCGTGCGACGAGGGGGCAGTTGGGGGATGTGCGGCCTGCCGTTGCAGCGCCAGGGAGTAGTCGGCCGGTGTGGGCCGGTTGCCAGGCGGGGCGGCGGGAGGCTGCGGCTGGGTTGCGGCGGGGGCCGGTGCGGCCGCTGCCGGAGGTTGTTCGCCCGGGTGCCAGTCGGGCATGTGCTTGCTGGCGAGTTCGGCAACACGCTTGCGCAGCGCCATGGTGCCGGCGGGGCCAGGGCCGTAGGGGTTGGTCCCCAGGGCCGAGGCTTCCGCGCGTGCCATCTGCACGAGCGCGTTCGCTTCCCTCTCGTTCATGAGCTTCGACCACGGATGGGCGGCCTCGAGGTCGACCATCTGCTGCCGCATCACCTGCTGGTCGACGATGCCCGGGGCGGCCTGTAGGCCGTTGAGCTTCTGGTCGATCAGGGCCGCCATGCGGTCGATCCCGGCGGTGACGTGGAGGCGCAGCATGCGACCCAGGAGGGGCATCTGCTTCTCCGCGAACTCGACCGCGGTGATCGCACCGTTGTCGTATTCGCTCGCCGCCGCTTCCCAATCCGCCTGGATGGCTTCGGCCTCCACGTATTCGGGGGGCTTGGCCGGGGCGGTGGGCTGACCGGGCGTGGTGGGCTGCTGCCCCTGCTCCGCGATCGCGGCCGCCCGGCCGGCGTGGTAGGCGGCGGCTTCCTCGGCCCGCTTTGCACGCTCCAACACCTCGTTGAAGCGGGCGACGGGGACCATGGGCTGCTGAGCCGGGGCGGTCGGGGCGGCGGGCTGCGTCGGTGCAGGAGCGGCCTTTGGCGGGGTTGCCGCCGGGGGCTGTTCCTGTCCCCGAGCCGCTTCCTCGGCGGCGACCGCGGCGCGGGCTTCTTCAAGCTCGCGGAGATCCGGGTCGTCGTGGAAAGGCGCGGGCGAAGGCGTGGACGCAGGCGCAGGTGCGGGCGCGCTGTCCTGGGGGACAACGGCCAGATTGGTTCCACTCATGAGAGGGTTGGTTTCCGTTCTATCGCGTCGGACGCGGTTTTCGCCCGTAGCCCGGCGGCGGCCCCGTGATTTCGCTCACGGGAGGCGAACTGGTCGCGCCTAGCCGACCCACCAATTCGTGCCGTCGCAATGCGCGACGAACGAGCGGAAGGTGGTCGTGCTGGTTATGGCGGTGAATACCGTCGAACCGCCGGTGGCGTTGATCGTCAGCGCCGTGATCGTCCCGTAGATCATGAATTGGATCACTTGGTCGGTCGCCGTGCTGGGCGTCGGCAGGGTGATGGTGTGCGACGCGATGGTGCCGCCGGAGACGCTGTAGCGGTACAGGCCGCTGCCAATGGTGGGGCTGGTGGTGCCGCCATTTGAGAGGGTGGTTCCCGTCACTTTGCCGTGGAACACACGGCCAAGTACCGTGCGCTTGGTGTTGCCCGCGACGAAATCGGTCGCCGTGCCAACCATGTTCCACGAGGAGATGTTGGAACTGCGCAGGGTCAGGCCGATCCAGCCCAGTGTCGGCTGGTTGAAGTTGGCGATGTGATCTTCGGATATCCAGACCTTTCCCTCGATCTGGTACGAGGCCGGGTTGTCCACGAGGCGCGCGCCCGAGTTGGACCACCGATAGAGGCGGATCTCGGTGTCGTACATCGTGATCGTGCCGCTCACGGTGCCGCTGTCGCGAGCCAGGGCGTACCCGCTCACGTTCTGCACTTGGCACAGATGATCGGTGAGACGAAGCCCTTCGACTACCGGGTTGGCGGTGCCGGTGAAATAGATCAGCGAGGACGGAGCGATCTCGGTGTGCACCGACCACACGAAATTGCGCAGCCGGGCCAACGAGGCGCCGCTGCCGCCCATGTAGATCGTGACTGCGGGATAGGCGCCGGCAGTCTGGGCATAGCCCCCAACGAACTTGTGGTCCGCGCCACCGCACATCCACACGCAACCGGCGGTGCCCGTGGTGGCCAGCGAGTAGATCTTGCAGGCGTAGAACTCGCTGCTGTTGAAGCTCACGAAGGTGTCAGCCGACCGGGCGCTCGTCTGGAACTCGGACACGAACGGCCAATGCTTCGACCCATCGAGGATGATCGCGTAGCAGGTGCCGCCCGGGTAGCGGTTGATGTACTCGCAGGTGTACGAGGCGCACACTTCGGAGTTCTGGTTGATGAAAGCCGCGTCGGTAAAGTAGCCGTCGACCTGCACGCCGACGAACAGGTTCTCCGGGTAGCCCTGGTTGCTTTCAAGCAAGCCTATCTGCAGGCCGCGTGTGCAGGGGGAACCCTGCGAGCCTCCGGTGATGCGCAGGTGCTCCATCGTGCAGTTGTTCGACTTGAGCATGTCGACGATGGGATAGGTTGCTTCGGTCGACCGTATCAGCGCGCCGTTGCCGCGGATCCACACGCGCGAAAGTCCGGTGAAGTTGAGCGAGCCGGTGACGTAGTGCTTGGCCCCGGGATTGAAGTTGACCACCTTCCACGAGTTTGCCCGCACCGCATCGAGGTAGGCATTGATGGCGTTGGTGTCGTCGGTCACGTTGTCGCCGACGGCGCCATATGCGCTGGGGTTCAAGCCCCAACCGATGCCGGCCCGTGCCGCCTCGTAGCCGCCAGGGGGGTAATCGAACGACATGTTCCGCCCTCCGTCGCGTTACGAGAACTTCCGCATCGACATGCGGATGCTGCGGGATGCGCCCTGCGTGGTGGCCGAGGCCGACGTGCCGGTGCGGATCGCCACGAACGACCAAGAGCGCAGCATGCCGAAGGGCAGCATGATCGCCTTGCCGGCGGAGATCGGCACCGTTACCTCGACCCCGTTCACGTCGAGCAGGTTCATCATCGAGCCGCTATCGAACCCGACCTGAAAGGATACGACCGAACCGGTGATGGTGGCCGGGAACAGGATGCCGTCGATGTAAGCGCCTTCGACGGTGATGGTGTCCGACAGCGAAGCGCCGCTGCCGATCGTCCAGATGGCGCTGGTGAAGTCAGGTGACGACATGCCGGTGCTCCGTCAGTTCCGCGGGCGAGCGCGCGATTGCTCGCCCTGCGCCCGCATGATCTGCGCGTTGGGGTCGATGCCGACCTGGCGCACGCGCTGCGTGCCGGCGGCGTGAATGGCGTCGAGGGTGTCCACCCAGTATTCCCGGGGCTGCGCCTGCATGCGAACCCAGTTGTCGGGGAAGGTGTTCTCGAAATGGAGATCGCCGTCGGCGTCGCGCCACAGCGCGGAGAGGAGGCCGTCGGAGAACGCCAGCACCCAATGCCCGCCGTGATGGATCTCGCGGTTGGCCATGGTCGCCACGTCGATCATCTTCTCCATCTGGCCGCGGGGCAGCGGGTCGAGGAACGGCCGCCGCGGCACGATGACCATGCGGCCGGATGAGAAGGCGACGCAAGCGGTCCACGTCTCGCCCTCGCACACGAAGTCCAGATCCTCGCGCAGGCGGGCCCGCACGATCTCGTCGCGGACGTTGTGCAGCTTCTGGCCGGCTTCCACCCAGAACGCGCCGGCGCCGAACACCGGGACGAGGGAACGGCCGGGGTTGATGAGGATCAACGCAGGTCGTCCGTCGGGATCGGCGGCAGGATCTTGCCGTCCGGCACCACGGTCGGCATTGCCAGCGCAAGGCCGGTCGCGATGGTGCCGATGATTTCGGCCTGGTCGGGCGACACCTTCGCGCCAATGGCGCCGGCGATCAGCGGAACCGCGACGCCCCAGGTGGAACGCTCGTTCAGCCGATTGACGAGGTAGCGGAAGAACGCGGACAGGTAGTTCATGGCGGCATCTCCTCACTGAGGGCCGGCAGGCGAAGGCGGTTGCGGTGCCGGCTTGGCGGCGGGCGGTCCCGGGTTGGCCGGGCCTGCGCCCTCGCCGGGCTTGCTGGGCGCCCCGGGCGGGCCGGCGGCGGGATCGAGTCCACCGACCACCGGAGCCTGTGCAGCGGCCGCCCTGGCCTGCGCCACGGCCGCGCGAAGCTCCTCCTTCCGGCCGACGCTCGATGCGTCGATCATGAAGTCGTCGGGGATCGGCATGCCCTGGCCCGCCAGGGTCAGAAGCTCGTTGAACTGCGCGTCGAGGAAGCTCTCGGTCAGCGATTGCTCGTCGACCGCGATGGCGTAGCGGCCCTGGGTCACGTCGTTGACCACGCCCTCGGCGGCGCGGACGTTGATGGCGAACTCGAGCGGGTTGGCCTCGTTGCGGCCGGTGATCCGCAGGATGCGGGGCTCGGTGTAGTGGCTCTGCACCACGTCCAGCATGGCGCGGCCGGAGAGGCGCACGCTGCGCTGCCAGTTGGAGCGGAAGCCCTCGAGCCCGATGACGGTCTGCTGCTGTCGGGCCAGCACCGCACGCCCGGAGGTGTTCGCGCCCTCGGTCTGCCCGAGCGCCGCCTTGTTGATGCCGGCGATCTCCTGCATGTCGCTCTCGGCCTCGGCCTCGAGCTGCGCGATCGACACCGGCGACTGCTGCGGCGAGATCTGCTTGGGCTCCGGCACCGTGCCGCCCTTGCTGTCCCACTCGAGCACGAAGCCGGCACGGCCGCCGTTCATCTCGAGGTTGCGCCGCTGCTCGGGGGTCAGCGCCCCCTTGTGCGTGATCCAGCCCGAGTTGGCCGCCCGCATGATGATGTTCAGCCGCGCCGCGCGCCGGACGTTGATCTCGTCCTGCACGTCGAGCAGGGGCTCGACCATCCCCTGCGTCACGCCCCGCCGGAAGTAGGGGAAGAACGGCACGAGGGTCATGCGCTCGTACGGCGCCCAGCGATCCCACACCACCGTATCGCCGATGATGTGGGTCCAGCGCAGGCGCCGCGCCCGCACCCGCTGCAACGCAATCGGGATCTGGTTGTTGGCGGCCCAGGCTTGGGCCTTCATCATCTTGTCGCGGTCCCAGTCGTCGGGGATCCACCGGCGGTCGCCGCTCTCGAGATCCACCATCGCCCAGCGCCAGCACCGCACGTAATGCTGGATGCGCAGGCGACGGACGATCTTGCGATACACGTCCACCCATTCGGAGCCGCGATCGACGAAGGCCCGCCACGCCGAGGTGTTGTCCACCAGGCCGAAGGACCGGAGCGGCGTCACCTCGTCGGTGAAGTTGGGGAGCGAGAGCGGCATGGCCGAATGCGTCACGCCGCCCATCGCCAGGGGCCGGATGCGCTGCGCCGCGCCCGCGCTGTACCACGCCTCGATCTCGTCGCACGAAACCCAGTCGACCTCGGAGATGCGCCCATGCGTGGGTCCGTTCGGGTCGTAGTCCTGGCCGTCGGCGTCGGGATACACGGTGAACGGATCAACCGCCCGCACCCCGCATTCGCCGAGCACGTTCTCATCGTAGTTCTGCTGAACATCCCACCAGCCCCGGCCGGCGAGGATGCCGTCGAGGTGCACCTCCGCGTCCACGAAGCGCAGGTCGTTGAGGTCCGAGATGTTCTTGAGCACCTGGCTCTGCACCCGCGCCATGTCCGCGGTGCCGGTGCCGTCGTTGGTCGGGATCGCCCGCCGGTCGGTCTGGTTGTTGAGGTGATAGCCCAGCACGAGGTTCACGAGCGGGCGGATCTTGTTGATCGTCAGGATCGGCCGCCCCTCGCGCTTCAGCTTGGCGAGGTTGGCCGCGGTCCACTGGCGACCTTCGAAATAGTCCACGCCCCGCTTAGCCGTCTCGGCCCAGCGATATTGCGCCTCCTGATCGCGATAGAAGCGATCGTGGTGCAGCATGATCTCGTCCCACTTCTGCGGGGGAAGCTCCTCCGCCGAGGGGTCGATGATCGACGGCAGCGCGGCGCCGTCGGTGATGGCCGGAAGGGCGCGCATCAGGGGCGCCGCGGCGGCTCGGAACGGATGGCCCGCACGTCCTGCTTGATCTCCTCGAGCGTCCGCAGCGTGTTGGTGTAGTAGGTTTCGATCTGCGTCAGCCGACGCTCGACGAGCAGGCGATCGTCCGAGCCCGATTTGTCGCTGCTCTGCCGCAAAGCCTCGAGGGTCGAGATGCGCGTGCCATGCGCGACCAGCGTGGTCTTGAGCTCGATCATCATCTCGCGGTTGGCGGATTGGATCGAATAGTAGCCCGCCATCACCCCGCCCAGCGTCACCGCGATGGTGAGGAGCGACATGCCGGCGTGAATGACGCGGTTCTGAACGTGCTCGGGCATGCGATGCGCGGTCCTCTTTGGCGCGTCGCCGGCGCCGTCGATCGTAATCACCTGCTGTGCCACGTCTCGCCTCCCAACTCATCGCCGCCATACCGGGCGGCCATCTCGGCGATACGCTCCGCCACCGACTGCTCGCCGGTGGGCATCTGCGCCGAGATCACCTGGGCGAACGAGAGCGCCAGGCAGTCACCGGCATCGGGCGACGGAAGCCCCCGCGACTTCATGTCGTCCTTCGTCTCGAGTTGCAGCCGGTCCTTCGACGCGAAGGAATAGAGCGGCGCCGTCAGGTCGTCGGCGAGTTCCTGATCGTCGGCCGGGATCGCGCCACCGTCGCGCAACCACACCCGCATCAGCGCCCACATCTCCATGCGCCGGTTGAAGTATTTCCGTTCGTCCATCGCGCGGACGGCCGAATTGACCTCGATGATGTCGTGCCCGCCATCGCGCAGCACGTCGCACACGCCGCCGCCCACACCCGAACCGTCCACGAACACCGCGTTGGGCCGAAGCGCCTCGATCCACTCGGCCGTGCGATGCGCCACCTGCACCGTGTCCAGGCCGCGATACCGCGCCAGCACCACGAACGTGCGGCCCTTCCGCATCCCGATCACCGTTTGGTCGTCGCCGAACCGGGCCACGTCCACCATCAGCATCAGCGGCGCCACCGGCGACGGGTCGAACACAACCTGCTTCACCGCCCACGGCCCCGCGGCCATCGCGCGCTTCAGCAAATCCCCAGGCACCCGGCGCTTCCATTCCGCCCGCGCCTGCTCAACCAACTCCGGCCCGATCAACTGCGTCGACGACGCCCGCGGGAACTCGCCCTTCACGCGCACCCGCACGAAGTCGCTGTCCTCGCCGTAGTCGTCGATCCACGCCTGGATCTGCGCCTTGTTCGCCATCTTCGCCTGGCGGCTGTCCACCTGCCGCACCGTCCACCGATGGCGGAACCGGCGGAAGCATTCGCGGAACCGCCCGTCGTTCCGCGTCGGGTTCCCGAATACGAGCCAGATCGCGCCGTGCGTCGTCATCGCGCCGTCGGTCGCAACCCAAATGCTGTCGTCGATCGCCGAGCCCTCGTCGAAGATCGTCAGGAGGTGCTTCGCGTGCGCCCCCTGAAACGCCTCAGACCGCTCCTTCGACCACGGAACCGCATCCGCCTTGTGCGTGCCCGGCGCGTCCTTCAGATAGAACTGCGTCGCCGTCCACTGGAACCAATCGGCGTTGATCATCCGCCGATGCCACTTCGCCAACTCGCGCCACGTCTTGCCGGTCAACTGCCCGAGCGTGTTCGCCGTGACGGTGATGGTCGGGTCCATGTGGCACGAGGCAAACCAGAGAAGCACCCAGCAGAGGAGGGTGCTCTTGCCGACGCCGTGCCCCGACGCCACCGCGAACTGTATGGCCGGAAGGTTCGGGTTCGCCGCGCGCTCCCGCACCTGGCGACCCAACTCCTCGAGCAACTCGCGTTGCCAATCGTCCGGCCCCGTCTCCCCCGCAAGGTCCGTCCCCTCCTCCCCCCAAGGGAAAGCAAAGAGGACGAAACCGAGCGGGTCGTATTGAAACTCCGCAACCGCATCCATCAACTCGTCGGAGGCATCTTCCTCCTGAACGGCGACGACGGCGCGGCGGGCCATGGTTCAGGTCGACGCCCGGATCGGCAGACCGGCCTCGCGAAGAACCGCAACCGAAAGCGCGCTCATCGCCGGCAACGGATCCTTGCCCATCCCAGCACGAACCGGCACCACCGGAACCGCGACAGCGCGAGCCTCAACCTGACCCTTCCGGTCCCGGTAAAGCCCGACACGCCTCGACGCATCCGCCAACCACTGACGCTTCACACCCAGAAGCGCCGCCATCGCCGTCCAGTCCTTCCCCTCGGCCAGAAACGCCGTCACCAACACAACCTGCTCAGGTGTCAGGTCCACCCGAGGGCGCCCCCATGCAAGCTTCGCGGCCATCAGGAACCCCGCTCCCAGGTGACGCCGCAAATTCACGCGGCAAAAAAAACCAGCCCGATGCACACGAGTGCCATCGCGAAACGACCCCCGGAGCGGCATAAGAATTTTTTGGGGGGCTCACGCCGCGGCCGAGAAATCCCCCCAGATCGCCGGATCCCACCGCAGCCGCGCGCGGGCTTCCCAATGCCCCGTCTCCTCCACGGCCAGCGTCCCATCCGGCAGGCGGCGGATCGTGTCGCCCACGGTCGCGAACGAAACCCCACCCCGCGTCCGAACCCAATACGAGGCGTAGTCCGCACCCTGCGGCGCCACCCGAATGTCACCGCGCTTCACCGCGTCGAGGAGCCACTGAGGGTTGCCGTCAAAAGGCGGCGCGTCCCACAAACCCCGGCCGTCATACTCCGCGCTCGTGCACCGAACCGCAGATTGCACATCGTTGCTCATGCGAATAATCCCCCGAAAACCACCAAAGAATTTTTGGGGGGGGTCGTTTTTAGGACCCCACCCCCGGGTCGAGGGGAAGGGGGGCCCGCCGCCCCGGCGCGGTCGCGGGCGGGCGGCGCCAGGCGTGTCGTGCCGCCGCGGCCAGCCCATCCGCCCCTGCCTCGCGGCAGTCCGAGCCTCCCTTCCCCTCCATGCCGGCCCGACCTGCCTGCCTGCCCTGCCTTGTCGAGGTCGAGGGGAAGCGCAGGAGACACGGCAACTTGTGCGCTACCCCCGTTCAGGCCGCGATTTCGCTCACTTCCTGGCCATCCTTGGCCGCGCCTGTGACGGCAGCTTGACGCCTGCCCCGGTTTAGAGCCGCCTGGAGGCGGTTGCGGACCTGGGCGCCGGTGGGTTTGTCGCCCTTGGCGCCGGCAAGCTGGTGGAGCGGCAGGCCGAGCGCGCGAGCCAGCGCCATCCGATCCGCCGAACCAGACGGGCCTGGCGTCTGCGCGCCGGTCACGATGCCCTTCCACACGGCGGCGAGTTCGTCATCCGTCACCAGGGCGGCCAACTCGGGGCGGCTCGCCATCGCGCGGAGGCGGGCGGCGATCGCGGCGCCGTCGGTTCCGGGCTGCCACTCACGATCCTCGTCCGACCTGCCCCGTCGCGTCCCCTTCGTCGTCTTGGCGGCGGGTTGGGCGTTGGGGCTGTCGCTGGCGTGGTTTGCGGCTGAGCGTGGTGCTTTTGCGTTTCGCGCGGGCTTGTGCGCGGCTGGTGTCGCCTGTGTGGGTGCGGGCGTGGCTGGTGACGCCTGCTGTGCTGCGGTCGCGCGGGTTGCGGTGATGCGCGCTGCGGCGGCTGCCAGGCGGGCGGAGAGCTTCGAGCGTGGTTCCGTGGTCATGTTGGCTTTGAGCCTGGGTTCGGTTTCTCGCGTGCGCGGGGACTTGGGTATTTTCCCCAACCCCACACCCCCCCTGCCCCCCTCGCCCCTTCCCCGTGTTTGGAGGCGCGGAAGCGCATCATGGGTGCATCTGCGTAGCCGTTTCGCAAGTTTCGCAAGCCAAATCGTCACCCTCATGTCGATTTAACGCTAATGGGAAGCGACAACTGTTGCGACGCACCTTCATTATGTGCATTCTGCATCCATGATGGGTGGCTAGGTGCCAGTTTGGCCACCATCGGCGACACACAGAGATAGGGAGACAGGACCATGCGAGTGATGACGACGAAGCGCCGCGCGGGCGATGGGATCGAGGCGCGGGAGGTTGCGAAACAGGCGCGGCGGGAGGGGCTGTGATGGCGGGCGAGATGATCTGCCGCGAGTGCGGCCAGGAGATGAAGATCGAGGCTGGCGTGTCCTATCACTTGGACGCGGACGGCAACGTGGATCACGACGCGGATGCCGATCACGTCGCCATCGCGGAGTTGGATCGGGACAACGACGGCTTTGCGCGCTGACGCTTGAGCCTGCCGGGGGCGCGTCCCCCGGCTTCCTCAAGGGCCGGTGCCCTTGCCCGATGCCAGTCGGGTTCTCACGGGAGATACGACGATGCGAGTTGATTACCCCCCTCCGACCATCAGCGGCTATTGGCGCATCGTCCGCGCGGGCGCGCCGGTTGGCATGAGCCTTCGCGACCCTCTGCGGTATGCGTTCCGCCGCGCGCTGCTGACGGGCGACGACTACATCATCAGCGACGACGGCGATCCGTGCGGCATGGTGGGCTACGACGTGGCGCGTTCGGGCCAGGAGGATCGCGGCTTGTGCTGGGTGGCGGAGTGCCGCCCGGATGGCACGTGCGTCCACCATCGCGGCCACTCCCGCAATTGGGATGTGGAGATCAAGCGGGCGTGGAACGGGGCGCGCGGCGAGGTCCGTGCGGCTTTGGATCGGGGGGACGTTTGATGCTCACCTGCATCCAGGGCATGCCCCTCTGCAACCTGTTCCTCACGGCGTTCGCCATGTGGCTCGCGGTTTGCGGCCCCCTCGCGATTGGCGTGCTGGTCCTGGCGCGGAGGGGCGCGTGATGGTCGATCCTCTGCAGGGCATGACGCAGGCGAAGTGGAGCGCGATGAGCGATGCCGCGCGCCGCGCCATCCGTTCCGATGCCGGCCTGACGCCGCAGCTCGTGGGCCTGGAAGGGTGGCGGGTTGAGGTAGTCGATGCGGAGGGCGAGGCGCCCCGGCGGTTCAACGTCGGCC